ACCCATTCCCCAAGGCTGCCAGTTTTTGCCGCCATCACTTAATTGGTAGGCGATCTTGGCATTGTATACTGGGGTCAGAAGCATCTGTGTATTCCACCACGGCTTACCTCCCCAACTTGGACGATTAAACTGAAACAGTCCATGGTCTACACCACTTGAAATCTGTGTGGGCTTTCCGTTGCTTTCACGCATAGCAATTGCCCATGCCTCACGAATATTATGCCCTCTAAAGCCAGCCTCATGCAGCCACTTATAAAGTTGATTATTGCATTGTACGCGAGGTAACCTTTGATTTTTCTTCTGGCTTTTCTCAAATTTAGCATATTCGACAGCATTCACCTTGGGTGTTTGAAGATGGTCTGGAGGAGATGTTGAGGGAAATACTGACATGACAAAAGACATAATTCCTGCAATAACAACATTCATTACTTATATTCCTTTGCTAGATTATTTTCTAGAAGAATCTTGTTTAAACTTTTCAGTTCATCTGGTCTATAAATTTCTCCAAGAACTCTACCATATTTATCGGTGCTATCCAAAGAAGTTTTAACAACCACATTGCTTCCTACCGGAATTGTTTGTTTAACAAATTCTGTTGCCTTTTTACCTTCATCACTAAATCGTTCAGGCGTGTCAATATAAGCAAGGCGTATTCTTTTTGTCACCCAAATATGAAATCCAAGGTCCATGTTTAAATCAACGGTGTCCCCATCAACAATATTTACTACGGTAGCGTTATATTGATACATTAGTACACCGACAACCTTGTTGCCTTGACATTGAACCCCGCACTTCTTTCAAGAACCATGTAATGGTAGTCAATAAGTCCAAAGTTATCTTTTAGATCTTGAATAACTTTTTCTTCTGGAAGATGTGAACATGTGTAAAGATCAAACTGAATAAGCGCAGGTTCTTCTTCGTCCCAAATATGTACAGCAATATGAGATGTTTCAATCATTACTGTACAGGTAATTCCACGGTTTCCCTCTTTTGTTACATAAGAGGCATATGGACCTTGGATGATCTTCATATCAATTTTTTCTACTAAATTTGTCATCCAGTCAATTACTTCATCTTCGTTCGCCATCGCATTAGTAATATGACCATTAAGAAGTAGTTGATTATGAAGTGGCAATTAAACCACCGCCGATGGACATAGATAATTTTCAGCACCTACGATTATTGCTGCTGCAAACTGAGCGCCGTTTTGATTGTTCATGCCATTTTCTGTCAAAGCATAAGCGAGGGCTTCTACTACATCATCTTGAGATAGGCCATTTGAATAACCCTCACAAACAATGTTTCCAAGATTAATTAAATCACCAGGGGTAGCCATAGATGCATAGAGTCCACCCTTATTTTTAACAAAATCAACATATTGTGCTACGTTAGAAACTACGCCATCGTCCTGATTAACAGGAGGTGGTGCCTGTTCTGTTATTGTTACCGTAGGAGTAGGCTCTGAATTTGCAGAACATCCTACCAAAGCCACCATAGAAATTGCGGCGGCTGCCAAAATCTTTTTCATAATATCTCTTTCTACTCAGTATAATCCCAACGAATAATCATCATAGCATAGCGAATGCCTTCACGAAACCATTTTGATCTTTCTGCATCTGTATCGGTTTCTTGAGGCCAATGCACATTATGAGCCTCTTCTAACTGGTGAGCAAATATATCTCGCCAATATTTTTGGCATTCATCATCTGTGTGCATTTCCATATTGAATCATCTCTATCATATTATTATACAGGTGTATATAGGGCTTTACAACATATCCTTTGTCTGTTTTTACCAGACACCAAAATGTAAATAACGGCACGCTGGTCTGGTAGGATTCGAACCTACAACCCATCGGTTAACAGCCGATTGCGCTGCCATTGCGCCACAGACCAAGGCCGATATGCCAGCGGGTAACTATACCATCCTAAGTAACTGCACGTTTGACGCAACTCATACTGGAATCAACCGCGTAACTCAGACGTTGCTGGCATATCGGAGTCTATTCTGTTATATCGAAAGCGGAGCCTTTCCACATCTTGCTAGACTGCTCACGCCTTCTCATAATTTGGTTTCTCTTAGATTCCGCCCAGGACTTACCAGAATCTCCGCCCCACAGCAACCATGCAATAAGACCATTAGAAGGGTATCCTTCTTCTCCCTGCTTCCACCCCTTGCCCTTCTTGTCAACTTCGTGACGGCTAAAGAATGAATGCATTCTTAACACGGTGCTCTCGCTTAGATTTTTTTTATTAGCAATATCTCTTGCGCGAGCAATGCCAACAGCGGTTCCTCCACGATTAAATTCATCTCTTAGTGCCAGACCTCTACGAGCATTTGATGCCATAGAGTCAGTCGGCTTGTACGTTTCTGCCAAGGTTAGTAAACTCCCATCCGATCATAGATGTGTAATAGGCAAAATAATGATTTCTACAAAGATAAAGATAACTTTTATTAACAAGACCTCTACCTATTGATTGATCTAAACAAAAATCACAGGTTGCCATAACTTATTGTAGCATTCCTAGTTTTGTAACATAATCGTACATTACAATACCGCTGGCTACGCTGACATTTAGGCTTCTTACGCTACCCAATTGAGGTATATAAACAACTTCGTCTGCCATATTTAAGGCTAGATCGCTGACGCCCCTTTGCTCCTCACCAAAAATCATAAACGAATCTGGCCTCCACTCATAATCAGTAATAGGAACAGCACCAGGAATGTTGTCTACTGCCACCCATTTTGCCTTACGAACATGTTTGTTTTCTAGCCAAACCTGACCAAGAAAATTAGCATACTTTAAATGAATATAATTATGAGAGCCAACCGCGCCTCTTCTATCCCATCTTTTCTTTCCTACTATCCAAGTTTCTTTTGCCATAAAAGCATTACTGTTTCTTATTCCAGAAGACTTATTTAAATCACCGGAAATATTTTCAAATGCTGTGATGAAAGGAAGGCGGCGGGTATCAAGATCCGCCTTTATTTGTTCAGTTTCCCATTCCTTATAATAATCAATGACATTACGAGTTGTTGGCTCCATAGTATGCTCCTGTGCTATAGATTAAATACATCATGGCTTTTTCTTCTTCTACTAAATCGTCTGAATTTATCCAGGAATCTGATTTATCGTTCAGGTAAATAAATCCAAGACCATTCTCGTCCATCATTAAATCAATGTAGCCCTTAAACCATAGACTATTTAGGAGGTCGGAGTCAATCTTTTTCATTTCTTCTACAAGTTCTGCCTGCTCTTCATAAAATAGTGGAGTGATTCTATATAAAGGATCTCCAGCAGAATTAAATCCTGCTTCCTCTAAGTATCCTTTCTTCATCATTGCGTCAATGATCTCATCACTAAAATCCATAACTATACCATTCCTATAGAATCTATATATTCATCTAAATTTCTTTGAGGGGCTTGAATAACATTTCGATCTTTTTCTTGTTGTTTTTTCAAATCCTCCGCCTCGTTGTCTCTGGTAAAAGACTTGTATGTATGAACTTCAATCTCTACTTCTCCAGCAGATTTTCTTGTATGTGCAATTGAATTATAAATTGAACCACATACTGCATCCGAAAGGTCTTTTGAACCTTTTCTTGGATGGTCTACCTTATCACGAATAATTCTTAGTTGCAATAATTCATCTATGAGAAGAGAAATTTCTGGGCCGATAATTCTTTCTTCTCCTACAAGCATTGCCATATCGTCATAATGTTTTTTAGCAACAGATAGAGTTTCTGTGTCAATGCCGATCATTCTTAGTTCAGACATAATATCGTGTGAATTCCACCTATCAAAGGTGACCTTTCTGATATTAAATCCGCGAGACCTTAAATCAACAATGAACTGTTTGACTTCTGAAAAATCTACTGATTTGTCTGAGGTTGGAGTCCACCACCTAACAACATCTACAACGACAATAGGGCTGACAACATTGTGTCCCATAAAACTTTTTATCTGCACCCACCTATCAACGTGTGACATGGCTACGGCACAATGGTCATGCTTTTGTGCAAGGTCAACGTGAACGTAATATTCTTTTTCATCTTGTGGTTGGAACCAGTCTTTAAACCTGCCACCCTCATCCACACCATTGTTTGTCTGATTGAAGCAGGCCATGATCTTCTCCCTTGATTTAAAGAAAGCATCTACGGCGTCTGGTGGCATACATGCAAATCGACCCAAAGCATCTACTGGATTGTTATAAAAAGCAATCTTAAAATCTTCTATCCTTCTTGTTGGATTAACTTCCCATGTTGGACGGCGGAGTGCAAAGACTTTAGGATATTTATATGCATTAATATGATCTTCTTCCCAGGATATTGAGAATTCATTTTCTCTTACATCGTCTAGTTCCTCGTCAAGTTTAAAAGTGTGATCTCTGATTATTGTTTCTCTATCAGCAATTACGGAGTTGTATCTTTGCTGAATAAAGTCATTACGATATCTAGGAAAGGAGAGCAGGGCTACCTTGCCAAAGTCTGGAAACCGTGAATCAACAGAGGCTCTATACATATCGTAGATCGCCTGACCTGTTTTAGACTGCTCATTACCACTTGTTGAACTACTACTAAATCCAGAAATCTCATCCAGAATTACACAAATTACGTTATAGCCCTCCCAAGACTCTCTTTCGGAGTGACCTGAGTAACATGTAATAGATTTGTCAAATGATATGCTCTGTGCAGTAATATTATATTTTCCTACAAACCACGGAGATCTTTCTACCCTCTTCCTTAGTTCTTTGAAGAAAACATTCTTCGCCTGCTCTGCGTTAATAGCAATGTTTAGGATGTCTATGGAGTCTCCTGGCGGCTTCCCAAAATATTTGGCGGGGTCTTTTAGGCACAGCAATAAATATACTAAATAAGTAACAGCAATAGTGGATAGATAATCCTTACCGCTTCCTTTTCCTAACTGTAAAATTACTTCATTGCAGGTTTGTCGATATCTTTTTTCACCATCGACTTCTCCGTAAAGTTTAATTAAAGTTTCTTTTTTATAAATCTGAGTCATTGCTTTTATTGCTTGATATTGATATTCAGAAAGCGGGGGTAGTTGTAGATATTCGTCGCTTGTCACAAACTTTTCAATAGGTACTGGCTTTTCATCAAAGTCATCTTCATTCAAGACTTCCAGAAAATCATTAAACATTAAAAGCCCTCAGCCTTACCTGTCACTTCAGATAGCCTCTTATGAACTTCTACTTTACAATGATCGCAGTCTGCTACAACTTCTTTTAGTATTTTAACTAGTAGTTCTTGCTTTCTCTCTGTTTCAAGGATGTGATCAGCCATCTCATTATCTTCAATGACTCCAGCCTTTTGTAGCATATCAATTTGTTTTTGTTGTATGTCTGCTACTAGTTTGATTCCAGCAGTTTTCTTAGCAAGATCTCCCATTGTGTTAGACTGTTTTATAACGTCCCATCCTTCTTCTATGAGCATGGAATAATGTTTATCGGCACCCGTTAATGCTTCACGCGCACGAACTTGAATTTGCTGGTCGCTATGAATAACGGATCGCCATTCATTTAAATAGTCAACAACGTCTACTCTTTTAAATCCAGTAACCTTTGCTATCGCAGAAGGGTTGGTCGTACCCTTGAGAAATACATCAACGACTCTGTTGATATTTTCCCACCTATCGGCAAAATCAAGTTCCTTTGACATTCATCTTCTTTCTTATACTCTTCTTTGCTCTGATCATACCCTTGAATTTGTCCACATAAAATGAACGATACTCGCCGCTCGTTTTATCCATGCAGTCAATCCACGAAACATCTTTACCCCTATGATGAACTAATTGAATAAACTTAAAAGTTCCTCTTATGTTTTTAAATTTAATTAAATCCCCAGGCTTTATTTCTTCATTACCGTATTTCATTTCATAAAATACGGAGATATTATCATTATAGTAATAAGGTTTTATTTCACTTTTAGAGGCATTCTTTTTAATCATGACCATCCTAATTTTATCAGGTTCTGAATCCAGTACCTTTACTTGATGTTGGTGCCCATACTAGACCTGGCCTATCTAATCCACGAATAAGCCTATTGCCACAACTATCACACATGGCCTGATCGCGCATTTCCATCTTAATCAACTTTTCAAAATCTTGGTCACAAGCCATGCAGTAATATGTATACATCGGCATTATTTCCATGTCTCCTTCTGTGCAATACTCAATAATACCATATACCCCATAAGATCATCAATATCATTATCTCCTGGAAATTCATTGCCTCGCAAAAATCTTGATAACTTATCGTCTATACGAACCTTTAACTGCTCAACATTATCAGATTTAGAAAATATGCGGCAGGGATCAAGCGCGGAGTTTCCATATGATCGGTTTTTAGATATTAACATCTCTGCCAATCTATCGCATTCCTTTTTAATAGCCTCTTCTGTTTTGTTTCTAGGATAATCAAGACCTGATATTTGATCAACTTCTATCACGATAGTTTCCTCTGGTTTCTTATTAGTCCGAATTTTGATAGGTATAAATATATTGTTTGGTGGCTCACATTGCATTCCGCTGCAATTTCTTCAAGGCTTTTCTTTTCCACAACATATCTTTTTACAAGATAGGCTTTGTTTTTATATAGTTTAGACATGTCTGGTCAATTTCTCGTAGGCATAAAAAGCAATACCCATG